TAATATAAGCAAATAAACAGGTATTTTGCTCAATAATAAAATAATTGATTCACTCATAATATTTTTACCTCGACTTTTTCATCTTTTTCTATGATTTCACAGACGTCAATAATTTCTCCAGTCTCTTTTGATAAAACTTTTCCGTTTTCAATGAAAAGAGTTTTTTTAAACTCATTCCATAATATTTTTTCTTTCATTTCAATAAAATCAACAGGTACCTCATAAGCATCTACATTATCCATAAGCTTAATTTCTTGCTTAGGTAGTTTATGGATATATTTTATACTTGGTGTTTGATATACTCTCTGTGTTTTTGTCTCTCTCATATCAATATGATTGCTTTTAAGGGAAATTTCTATATCATTTTTTAGCCTATTTGATTCAGACTCGATATTAAATTTATATTCTTCGATTTTTTCTTGATATTTCTTAATTTGTTCCTCACAAATTTTTATTTGATGCTCCATTTCATTTTTATAATTTATAAAATCTATTGCCTTATTTTCAATCATTATATCTATTTTAAGTCTAATTTCGATTTCTTCCTCTGTTAAAATTTTTAATTTTTTATTCATTTTATTTATCTTCCTTTCTTTAGTAAGGGGGACTATACCCCCTTTTTTTTTATTATGCTGTTTGTTTTTTCATTATAGCCTTTTCAATTCTTTTAATTAATGTATTTAGCATTACTATTGTCAAATCATTCACTGACTTAATCTTGAATAGTTTCTCTATAGTAATATGTAAATCTTCATTGCTGATGTTTGCATCCTTACATTTTGCATATATCAAAGCTCTTTGTTGATTGTTAATTTTCCTTGGAGTTTTTTGTTTTGGTTGACTTTTTTGTGGCTGTTTTTGTGGTTGTTTTTGTGGTTCCTCATTGTTTAAATAATCTGGGTCGACATCTTCACTTATTAACAATATATCTTCTAAAAGATTCTTCTTTAAAAATGTGAATGCACTTAAACATTTTTGGGAATCATCCATTTTTTTCTTAGTAAAGTCAATTATTATTTCGCCTGGTATTTCCATTTTTTCGCTTGTTTCTACATCTATTATTATTAATGAAGTTTTTAATGTTTTTTCTACTATACTACATCCTGAGAAATACATTAAAAGTCCTAGCTCTTGTAGTTTTGGCTTTACTTCTCTTAAGATATCGTTTAAATCTCTAAAATTATAATTTGAAAAGTCGTTATAATGTGTCTTTGATACTTTTATAGTCCCTTGAATAAGTGCTAACTTTGTATACAATCCCATTGTTTTTTTTTCCATTTTATTTTCCTCCGAATTTTATAATTTATTTAAATTTTTTTTTATGTTATACTGTAGTTGAGTATTTTTTATATTTTCTTGAATATTATTCTTTGATGACCGGACGACATTTAAAAGATGTCGTCATCTTCTATTATTTCGTCCCATTTTACCCACTGAGCATTTTTATAATCATCGATTGCCTGCAGTTCTCTTTCTTCCTCTTCCAACAAATCTTTTTGTACTCTTTCAAATATACTCATTTTATTGCCCTCCGTTTTTTTTATTATTTACTATACTTATATTATACATGAAGTACTCTAAAATGTCAACAACTATTTTTGTATTTTTTAAAAAATAATAAAAAAAAAGGCCTAAACCTCTTTTTTGTTTTTGAGATTTAAGCATATAATAGGTCAATCCGCTGTATGTATATATCCTCACTTGCAATTAATTCATAAGACCATAGTACACGAGCTAATAACAAACCTGTGTCTATGCCTGCCCCCCCTCCATATACCGCCGCGGCTGAACCTGCATAAATACCGAGTTCTTCTATCTCTCCACCTGGTTGTATTGCTGTGTATTCAGTTCCTTTTATTACAAATTCTGTTGTTACTTCTCCTGTGTCACTAACTCCACTGTCTGTATCTGATACCCTATATATTTCATTCCCTAAGGATTCATCATTTGAAGATGTCGCTGTGTTATCATCTCCAATTGCCAGTTCTTTAATTTCTAGGTCTGGACTATCGCCCAATAAAGCTGTTATCATTTCATCTAGAGCTAATTTAGTAATCTGGTTGTATATAGTTTCTTGATGCTTAATTTTTTTAGTTTTTGCATCTACAACTTTTATTTTTATAATTCCCTTCCATCCGATTCTTTCAATTATTTGCAAAACAATCCCTCCTCTAGTCAAATAGTACAGTACTCATTTTAGTAGTCCCTGGCGGTAACGTCAATGATGGAGCTAAAGTCAAAGATGGGGCTAATAATGTTATTACATCTATGAAATAAATACCTTGATAATACCATTTTTCATTTAAAGATTTATATTTTACAATTACATCCTCGGCATCTATTTCTCCAACAAAGTCAAGAAGTTTTTTGAAATAATCTTCCCAACCTCCGACGAATTCGCCTGAAATCATTTTTACTGTATATGTTACATGTTCAGCTGTTTGATAAGTTGCCTTTATTTCTTCAATCAAATACCAGTCATCAATATCAAACAAAGGCTTTTCAACTTTTACTAATTTATTTACATCCCAGTCTTTTATATCATCCTCAACAATTAATGTTATTTCTTGATTATCTGAATATTTTTCTATTAATCCTTTTGCATAGTTTACCGCCGCCGAGTTTGTTGTTATATCTTTATTACTGTAAACATTTTCATATCTTCCACTGTTTAATTCAATTCCTGCTCTTTCGTTAATTCTTACTGTATCATCATACCACAACCTAACATTTAATAAACCGTAGAATGTTATTCGTATTGCATCTGCTGTGGGGTTGTCATCTGTCAAAGCTGTTTCTGATGCATCCTGACTTACAGTATCTGAACCATAAGTCCAGTAAAATTGTTTTCCTGAATCTATACCATTTAGGCCTATAGTTTGGGTTACCCAACCGCCACCATTCACATTGACCTCTATTAGTGGTTCCCTGGCGATTGGAAATTTAACAGTAAACTCTCTTGACTCTCCGTCGGGTTTTGGAGATGGGATCCACTCTGATACTATATTTGTTTCTTTTCTTCCACCTTCAATTATTTGTGAGTTCCTGTATTCATCAAGACTATCAGAAGGATAAAAACCTCTATGTATAAAATCATCATCTAGAACATAAGTACTTGTATTACTATATTTTGATTCAAAATCAATCGATTTATCATGATTAATTCTAAAATTATAACCTGTACACCTTGTTACTACTTTGTTTATTGCATTTAAGCATGATACATAATTAAATACAACCTTTTCAAAACTAGGTCCAGCTTCTATATTCCCAGCACTAACACCATCATCCGCTAAATAATTATCTATTACATAATTAATGATATATCCTGCTGTTTTATTCTCAAAAACTTTACCTATTACCCTTTTATCTAAAAGCTTCTGAAACGTAAGGCATATTAATTTATAATGGATTTTCCCTGGTGTATCTTCCCATCTAATTACTTTTTGAATAAGACCTTTAAATTTTACATCACCATCTATATAAAATTTAACCTCTAAACCCTTTTCTATATTAGCACTATTAGGATTGTCTATTACTGTAACCTCAAATTGTTTTTGTTGATTTATTGACTTTGAGAATTTCCAATCATTGGAAATAATTACTTCTGAGTCATCAACATGACATACTCTAATCATATTTAACAGTCACCCCCACGCCTTTTAGAAGGTTCATGAATTCTTGCATTAACATTCTAGAATCTACATTTTGAGGAAAGTTATTTTTCATTTCAAGATTAATAGTAGTTGTATTGTTTTGATTGCTTGATGTTTTCATTGTTTTAAGCGGGTTGACATAGCTTCCTATTTCATTATTTGGTATAACGTCGCTTCCTGGCGGCAATCGAACAATCTCCGGACCTTCTTCACCTACTAAAGCTAATCCACCTTGATAATTTCTTACTCCACTTGCGAAACCCGGTAACCATGAAGGCATAGAAGGAAATTTTATTTTGCTTATTTTACTTATTACTCCACTTACAGCACTTGTTACCTTTCTGAATGCCCCTGGTACTCTTCCTATTTGATATAGAATTTCCCTAACTGTAGATTGAACAATATTTCTCAAACTTCTTACTGCATTATATGCTGTTGTTGTTGCCTTTTTTACGTTACTTCCAAATCTTATAAATGCTTCTATTCCTTTTAAAATTGATGCTCTATTGTCATAAAGATATCTTGTTACTTTCTGTATCTGTCCAATCATGTAATTCAATGCATGTCCTGCTAGTTTTTGAACTTCTTGTCCCATGCGAATCACTGTATCACGAGCACGCATTATCATATCGCTGAGTCTTTTAGCCTCTGCTCTTGTTACTCCGAATTTAGATACCATTAAATTAATCATGGATTGTTTTCTTCCTGAGAAAATGTCAAGGATTAATCTTGCTGTACTTTTTGCAACATCACCTAGCTTTATAATTTGATTTCTTGTGTATATAGCTCTACTTGCGAATTTCATAGCCGCATCATGAGAAATCCCAAGCTTACTTTCCATAGTCCCCATTGCTCCAAAAAAGTCACCTTTTACAATTGAGATAAAAACTCTAAAAACATCTTTTAAGTAGTTCACTGCTTTTTGCAGGTACCCTGTTTTTGCGGCCGCTATTACAGCAACACCAGCGTAAGAGCTGAAAACTCCAATGAGTACTCCGACCGCACTTACGATAATAGCGACTGGGGCACCCACTGCCGCTATTGCTCCGGCTACTGCTCCTAGTGCAATAATTACCCCACCTATAACCATTGTCAATGGGCCTATTGCAGCGGCTAAAGCTCCAAAAATCAAAATAACCTGTTGAATACCTGGAGGCAATTTAGCAAAACCTGCTACTAGCTTCATTACATAATCAAGGGCTATATTTGCGTATGGCAAAAACTTTTGTCCCAGGGCCATTTTCATGTCTCCAAATCGTCCCGCCAATACTCTCAATTTATTGCTAAAGCTATCTGCTGTTTTGGCAAAATCACCCTGGACATCTTTCGTGATACTCATTAGGTAGCTGTATCTTAGTGCGACTTGTTCGCCCTGGTCCATTTCTTTCCATGTCGCAGTTATACCCTCTTTTAATGCAAAAGCTTCTAAGTTAGCGTATTTTATACCCCTAGTTTCCTAGTATTTAAAGGGATTAGACTATATCATCAACTTTATTGATAAAGTTGCTTTGCGCTTCGAGTAGTAGCTTATCTTCTACCCTACAATTAGTCGTTACACCTTCCAATATTGGCTTGGCACGGTATTGTCATATTTGCAATTCTTTTTTTAGAATTTCCTCTATTTGATTTAATTTAAAATAAGGAATTCTTAAAAGTTTTATGTTATATTTTTTACAAAAAGCATTTTTAATATTATCATTATTTTTAATTTTTTCCAATTTTTCTAACATTTTATTTTTATTTTTACTATATCTAGCAGGTAAATAATGATATTCTCCATCATATTCAATTAACAAATTATATTTTTTTAAATAAAAGTCAAAAGGTAATAATTTTATATTTTTACATTCATTAAATTTATATTGATATTTGTATTCAATGTTATTATTATTTAGAAAATTTATTATTTTTTTTTCTCCAATACTACCATTACATTTAGGACAAATTTTATATTTTTGTAAATTTCCCCAACTAGCTTCCCAAATATAATCACATTTTTTACAATATATATTAAGTTTTTCTAAATTATTTATATAAGTATCTGATAATATCTCTAAATTTTTATTTTTTATTTTTAATTTTTTTCTTATATCTTCAATTGTATTAGTTTGTTTAAAAGATGTAATTTCATGACCGCAATACTTACACCCTTTTCCTTTGTTTAAATCACCTTTTCTTATATAAAATTCATAATTATGTTTTTCACATTTTATTAATATATATAATTTAGAATTTTCAAATTTTTTATCAATAACTTTTAAATTTAAATTTTTATAATTTATTAATTTTTCAATGTTCTCAATTAAATATGGATTTTTATTTGAAAAACAATTACTATTTTTACCATATTTAATATTATCAATATTCATTTCAAATTTATAACCTTCTTTCGTTTTTGCTAGATATTTTGTTTTAGTATTAATATATTTATTAAATAAAGGTATATATCCTCTATCTATAAATATTTTCTTAGCTTTTTGCAAATCATATCTCATAAAATCACCTCTATATTATTATATCAATAATATATTAGTGTTGCAAACTTAGAAGTTCACCGTTAGCAAAATATAATTATATTTTACACCACTAAGCTATAGTGTTCACAAAGTTTTCTTAATATATCACTATATTAAGCCGCCGCATTAACGGACATATTAATTCCAAGGGATTTCAAAGGCTCTGTTTCGCCTGCTATCCCGGCCCTTATTTTTTGCCAGGTTTCTTCATGTGACAAGTTATAAAAACTGCTCATATCTCCAGTTAATTCTACTAAATTTTTACTCATTAGTCTTGCCGCTGTTGCTCCTATACCAGAGCTTTTAAGCATAGCACCCATAGAACCAACATAATTGATAGCCTCTAATTGTACAAGCCCGAAATCATCCAAAAGATTTTTTGACCAATCTTTTACTTCATCAGCATTTTTTTTAAAAGTTGTGTCAACTACATTGTAAGCTTCATTAAGGTCTGAGGCTAACATCACACTGTCCTTTATTACATTCAAAATAGGTTTTGTTACGCTTTCAGTCATTCGGCTTCCTAACTGCATTAAAGAAGACCCAACATTAGCCGCCATATTTGAAAGTTGCGTAAAACGTTGGTTTGCATGGTCTACAGCTCGACTAATTGTATGCAATGTGTTTGCTACACCGGGATCATTTAATATTACATCTCCGAAAACTTCGAAAATTTGCAATGTTTACACCCCCTTTTAGTCAATATTCTCGTATTTTTCAACATAACCTTTGTAATGATGATTAGCATGTATAGTATTTTGCATGTCCGACTTAACGATGTAGTTTTCACCATTATAAATAATTATGTCATCAAAATTACATTCGGTATCAGAAAAAAATTTATATTGTGTTTTTATTGTTCTCTTTCCACCTTCTAACAAAGGGATATCCACCCTAGATCCTATATATCCATTTATTATCGTTCCTGAACTATAGGTTTTTATATTTTCAGACCTTGCATTTTTACTATAAGTTGGCGTTTTCCTGGTTAATGCAACATAGAAATCTTCTATCATAATAATACACCTCCACTATTGTTGTCTGTAATATAGGATGTTGTAAGGGATTGTTTTTCTATATAATGACCTATTGTCATTTAATCCACTAATAATACTTTGAGGATATCCATTGATTAATTTTTCATCTCGAGTATATGAATAATCGTCGAATTTTTCTTGTTTAAAAAATCCATACTTTTGCATTCCCCATTTTATCATCCTAGCAGCTATAAATTTTAATTTTTGCGGGAAATCAACTCTCGCCACAACTAGAGTGTTTCCAGCGTCTTCATCATTAACAATATTAATTGAATCTAATATTATTTTATGTGTGGCTATACTTGAAATAGTATACATTCTATCATTATGTAATGAATTATAAACTCTTAAAACATCTCCAGCTTTAAAGTTTTTTGTTGTAAAATCTTCTATGTCATCATTAAGTGAATTATCAAGCGTAGTAAAATACATAGTATTTGAATACATATAAACAGTCGGCATAATACCATTTGTCGATTCATATGTTCCTATAAATTCATTGTTACAATATTCTATGATTTCATTTTCAATAATAGGTATTAACATTAATATCAATGAATCATGAGTAGTAACATTTATTTGTAATAATGTTTTAGCTTCATTTAAGCTAATCAAGGGCATTTTTATACATCTCCCTTCTTTTCTTCTTCATCAAATAAATCGCATTTTAAAATTAAAAGTTGTTGTTGATGTTCTTTTTGATCAACAGGATGTAACAAATTGTATCTAATTGCAAAATCAAAAGTTTGCTGGTAAATTTCACTAAGCATTAAGGTCTTTGTCATTTCATTCCTAGCTAAATGCTTAAAAAACATTAAATTTATATTAATAGTTTTAAAAGTTTTATCTTTGAAATGGTCTTGATTCTTATCATAAATTCTTAATTTTTCGGCCTCACTTACTATTCTTTGTTCATCTTCGATAAACTTTTCAAATGTCCCCTTATAACCGCTTTTTTTAGCTTTTAAATATCTTTCTTTTATTCTCATTTATAGCCCTCCTGTCAAGCTCAATTATTTTTTTTGACATTTCTATTAATTGTTTTTCCTTGTCTTTTTTATCTTCTACTTTTATATTATTTATTTCTTGTTTTTTTCTGTTTTTATCCAAATAATCCTGAAAACTTCCCTCAAAATTACCATTTCCACAATCAAACAAAAATAATTTAAATAGCATTTCTTCATCTCGTTCCTTAATCCTTTTCTTTTCTCTTTCAATTATTTTGTTTAATATTTTTAATCCTTCTGTATAAGGAAGTTTCAGGATTATCTTAATATAATTATAATCTTTATATTCATACATTAACTTTTCAATTATAATGTTTTTTTTAAACTTGATTCTTGATTCTTTAAAGCACTGTTTACCTTTTCTTTTAAAATTTTAGGTAATGCATCACTTATTATATCTTTAAATTTATCAATAATTTCACTACCACTTAAATTATTAAATTCTTCCTCATTTATTTCTAAAGAAATTATCATAAATTCCTTTAAAGGTTTTTTTGCCTTGTATATATTAGCAGTAATAAACCCACCAATTAGAGCCATGGCCAATTGGTTTCTTTCTTTTTCAATTACTTTTTTTGATTCTTTGTTAACTTCCCAGTCTTTGTAAATTTTCCTTAAAAATGCTACTTTTTTTTCTATTGACTCATTTATTTCTATTACTTTTTCTTCAATCCCCATAATAGATAATATTTCACTCAATAGCATATAAGCATCAAAATTAATCATCTTCTAGACTCTCCTATCTTTTTATTTTTTATGCTGCATACTCTCTAATGGTAATCGGTACTGTTGTTGGTGTAGTAGAAGCATAATGCCCTGTATACTGTAATTCTGGGGCAACCTCTTCTTTTTCCTTAAAATCAAAAGTCATGTTTCCATCCTGTAAAGGATTTTCGATTATTATAATGCAAGCTTTTCCATCTAGTTTTTTCCCTACGAAAGCTATATTTGTTGCATAATCTGTGTCCTCTATATTGAGATTAAATGCTATTTCTTGATAGTCTCCTTTGTCAGTTACGGTTACCGGACATGCATAGCCTAAACTTGTATAAGTCAATGTAAAAAGGTTTACTTTGAATCTAGGTACATATCTTGTGTACCTTCTTAGACCTTTGTGGGGGCCATATGCACCGTCGAATTTTATTTCTTTTATTTCTTTTTCAATTTCTAGCTTGCTATTTCCCATTGTTGCACCTAATATAAAATCGTCAGTACCATAGTTAATGTAAAAAACTCCTTCGCCTAGCATTTCATCATTATCCGTCGGTACTTGTGGACTAAAAACACCTTTTGCCATAAAAAACAACTCCTTCCTTTAGACTTGATAATCTCTTATTTTGATTGGGCATGTAGTAGGTTTTGTAGTTTCATAGTGGGCTGTTAAAACTACTTCACTTATCACTGATTCTTTTTCCTGTAAAGCCGCATTTATTGCTCCATCATTTAAAACATCTTTGAATATGAACATAAAATTTTTTCCATCGTGTTTTTGGCCTACTACTGCGATATTATCATAATATTCATCATCATTTAAAGTTAAATTTGGTCTATATTCTTTATATGTCGTTTCATCTGTGTAACTCGCTCCACCGCCATTCACAGGTAATAAAGTACCTTGACTTTGAGCTTGAATTAAATCTATTGAATCAATATAACATATAACTTCGTCACTAGGAGCCCCACTAAGTTTTAGACTTACTCCAGTTATTGCCGCCCAATCTTCCGAACCTCCGCCAATTGCTGAAAATGCAGATTTCAAAACTTTAAATGTTGTCCATTCATCCGCTGTCAAATCGGCCGCCGCAACATCATAATAATACGCGTCTGTCTCTGTATTTTCGGCGTTACAATGTAAACTAACTCTAAGGTCTGCAGTTCCTAAGTCTGCTTTATCCTGAGTACTAATATAAATTGCAAAACCTATATAATCGCTTGTATCTGATGATTCATTGTTATCAAAGACTGTTAAATCTTTTGCAGATGCAAACACTTCATGTATACCATACTGGTTTGTGTCTGCTGTCATTTTTGCTGATTGTAAACCTGAGTTTACAATAGTAGTTTCAGCTGTATAAGTACCACCTGTCGCACTCCAGTCTTTAGCTTCCCATGTCCCATCTGATTCACCATCAGATATTTTTTTCTTATTAAAATACTTTAAAGTTAGTTGTTGTAGTGTAACTTTTGAATCTATTCTTTCATATCTCCTTAATCCTTTTATGGGTCCATATGCACCATCGAACTTCATTTCCTGAATAACTCTATTTATATCTATCTTACATCCGCCTTGTGTTGCTCCTAGTTCTAGTTGTGAAGGCATTTCATAATTAGCATATATTTTAAACTCACCATAAACAATATCATTTGCTAATGGTACAGTCGTCGTTACAACACCTTTTGCCATTAATACCCCTCCTTATCTTGCTTTTAGTATATACCTTTGTTGTATTCTGCACATATTTTCTTTACCTGCTAGGATTCCACCTTCAAATATAATAAAGCTTGTATAAAATCCTCCTGTTTCGCTCTGCCAGTAATAATCAAATCCCGCTTTTAGAGCATCTGATTGAGCAATAATAGTATCTTTGTTATTTGTATTATCCCAAAAATCAACTTCACAAATATAATCTCCTCTTTTTCTAATTCTAAAATCAGCAGAAGGAAATTTGACAATCAAATATGGGTAATCGTCAAATTCTCCAGCTTCTTCCTGACATACTGTTATTGTTACTAGTTCTTTTATTCTAGCTATTACATATTTTTGCAAATTATCAAAGGTCATTCATTACACTCCTTGCTATAGCCCGTATCTCTGATAAATGGTTAAAAACAGATGGCCTAACAAATGGTTGTGCCACCATTTTGTAGGTTCCAAATTCAATATACCCACTATATCCGCAATCATTTTTTAGTTCAAGTTTTTGCTTAAAATATTTTGTTACTTTATATTCATTTCTAGATTTCATGTACCCAGTATCTACGGCCGCGTATTCATCCATTTTTGATTTACAAAACTGTCCTATTTTATCAAGGGTTTCGTATTTCTTTTCATCATATACCCCTAACCATTGAGCTATTCTGTTAAATCCTCTAGCCATAGCCTTATACCTCTTTTTTTATGTTTTCAGATGTATTAATAAATTCATCTGGTAAAGTTTTCCCTGGAAAAGCTGCAATAAGTTCATTTAAAGTATTATATTTGTCTAATACTTCTCTATCGCTACTAACTTGTTCGTTAGTAACTTTCATAAAATAATATTCATCTTTACATTTAGCCCTATTAGTTGTACAGCATACATTCCCATGAATGCATATATAAGTAGATTTAGTGAATTTTTCATTTATATTCATTATGGTAATGGCCCCCCGTCTGTAATTGTCCAGCTATCGTTATTTACAAGGTCTGTTCTAGCGGCTTCGGCTGCTCCACCGCTTGTGTATTTTGAGGAACATCTAAAAAGAACACCGCTTTGTACAACCTGTCCTGATGCACTGATTAAAAATGCATCATAATTTGCTGTTGACCAAGCTGACGCATTTACAAGCATATTATTCATTGTTGTTATTAAAGGTATTTGAAAATTAGCTATACTTTGATTGAAATTACTGCAATTATAAAACATAGATGTCATGGCTGTAACCTTATTTGTATCAAAGTTTGACACACTTTGATTAAAGATACTACAACCGCTAAACATAGCAATCATATTTGTAACTTTACTTGTATCAAAATTTGAAACACTTTGGTTAAATTTAATACATCCATAGAACATATAACTCATATTTGTAACTTTACTTGTATCAAAATTTGACATGCTTTGATTAAAGTCACTGCAACTCAAAAACATAGAGGTCATATCTGTCACAAGACTTGTATCAAAGTTTGAAACACTTTGATTAAATTTACTACACCCATAAAACATCGATTTCATATTTGTAACGGAACTTGTGTTAAAATTTGACACGCTTTGATTAAAGTCACTGCATCCATTAAACATAGATGACATATCTGTTACAGAACTTGTACTGCTAAAATTTAATACAGCATCTAATGTACTACAATCTCTAAAAA